ATCCCTATAGCTTTTTTGGGATTGGCGTAGCGGAAAATATGGACGATTCACAAAAGATTATGAACGGTCATGCTCGCATGGCTATTGATAATCTTGCGCTGTCAGGATCGCTAGTATTTGATGTAGATGAGACTGCCCTAGTAGGTGGTCAAAGCATGGAAATATATCCGGGCAAGGTGTTTCGTCGCCAAGCAGGTGTACCGGGAACAGCAATCAATGGATTAAAGTTCCCGAACACTTCTCAAGAAAATATGATGATGTTTGATAAGTTTAGGCAATTAGCAGATGAACAAACAGGTATTCCTAGTTATTCTCATGGACAAACAGGTGTTCAAAGCATGACTAGGACTGCCTCTGGCATGTCCATGTTATTAGGTGCAGCATCACTTAACATTAAAACAGTTATTAAAAATTTAGATGACTTCCTTTTAAAACCTTTAGGCGAAGCATACTTCCAATGGAACATGCAGTTTCTTGAAAGTGACCTTGGTGTTGAAGGAGACTTAGAAGTTAAGGCAACAGGCACAAACAGCTTGATGCAAAAAGAGGTACGGAGTCAAAGACTGACTATGTTCTTGCAAACAGCAGCTAATCCTGCCGTTGCTCCGTTTATTAAAATTAACAAGCTTATCAGTGAACTTGCTTACAGCTTAGATCTTGATCCAGATGAACTCTTGAATGATCCTGAAGAAGCAGCAATGATGGCACAAATCATAGGAATGCAGAATGCTGGACAAGCAACTGGCCCGGAAGCTGGCCCCGCTGGTCAAGAACAAGGCCCAATGGGAGCCGCTGGAGGAACACCTGAACAGCCTCAAGAACTTGGAGCTACAGGTACTGGTGGGGGCAACATCGGAACTGGAAGTGTACCGCAGTCAGGGGAAGATGAATTTGCTGGGTAGATTGCTAGAGTTGCCTCAAGTAGTAAATGAAGTTTTAGAAAGGAAAGAAGATGTCTAAAAGTATGTTAAATGCTACAGAACGAGAAGAATATGTAATAGGAGGTGCTGTAAGGAAACTAGCTAAACCTCTTGTTAATTTATTTGATAAAGATGCATCTGAAGATGCTATTGAAAATGTAATGAAGCAAGCGCATGATGCTGTTGAAGAAGCTCCTACAGGAATGAAGCGTTCAGATGTATTTAAACAAGTTGCAGAAGATCAAGACTTAACTGTAAAAAATGTAAAAGACATAGAAAAAGTTTTTGCTTATCGTGCTGGAGGAGGTGGTAAAGAAAACATTCTTGGAGAAGTAAAACAAGTTATAAGAGCTATGACTATTAAACCTACTTCTGGTCAAGCAGATGCTGAAAATTTTGCTGGAACGCGAACTACTAGAGAAGCACGTAAAAAAGCAGGAGAAGCTTTTATAGGAGGTACTTTATTAGGAGGAGGAGCAATAGGGGCAGCATGGGCAATGCAAAATAAAGGCGAACCACCTTCTGAATTTGAAAAAGCATTTAGTAAAGCTTTTAATGAAGGCAAAGAAACCTTTACATTTAAAGGTAAAAAATATACTACAGAGGTTCGTAAAGGTAAAAATATAGGTGGTGAAATGGAAAGCTCTGCAACAGCACGTACACGCGAAGCTGCTATAGAAAAAGATGAAAGAGAACGTAGAGAACGTATGATTAAGGCTGAAGCTAAGCGTTTAAACATTTCTGAAGAACGCTTAAAAGAAATTCTTTTAGAGCGTGAGCAAGAAGAAATGGATCGCAAAATGCAAGAAGCTTCTGAGCGTCAATCTAGAGCGCCTTTACTTGTAGGTGGTCAAACAAAACTAGATGCTAATAAAGATGGTGACATAACAGGAGAAGATTTTGCAATGTTACGAGATCGTAAAGCAGAAGGCTCAGAAGTAGATGAAGGAACTGTATTTAGAAATAGATATAATGAGCTTATGCAACAAGGAATGCCTAAGCATAGAGCTTTAAAACAAGCACGTAGAGAACAAGATAAAAGAAAATTTGCTAGAATGTCTAAAGAAGAAAAAGATAAAATGTTTTCTAATGTTGAAGAAAGTCCTATAGCAAGACAAATAAGAGAAAATAAAGCAGAAGGCTCTATGTTGATGCCTGTAGAAGGTATGCCAGTAGATACCTATCCAAACATCCCAGAAGATGAAATGGATGAAGCGCTGGCTTCACAACTTCCTGACGATGAGATGGAAGATGATTACATTGGATATGTAATGGACGAGTCACTAGATGACTCAGAACAAGATTACCTAGCAGGTGTACTACAACAAGATGATCGCTTATCTGACATCTTAGATAAAGTAATTACAACTGCTTCAGAATTTTCAGGTGCTGGCAAAGTTGCTGGCCCCGGAACTGGTGTATCAGACTCTATACCTGCCCGCTTGTCGGACGGTGAGTTTGTATTTACCAAAAAAGCAACCGACCAAATAGGTGCAGATGCTCTCCAACGAATGATGGATGATGCAGAACGTGCTTACGATGGCGGTTTACAAGCGATGGCTAATGGTGGAATGATGGAGGATGAAGATCCAGAAAACCCTGCAATGAGCAAGACCAAAGAAGAAATTGAGAAGCTTATGATGGGTGCCAACAGAATGCCCAGCCTTCGATAATTTTACGGCTACCTTGGTAAGACAAGCCCCATTTACTCGACGGAGTTAATAATGGCTACCTTGCAAGACACAAGCCCCGTAGAGGAGATTGAGAAATGTCAGAAGCACAATACGAAGAGGAAGTAAGTAATCCATATAATGCACGTAAAGCTTGGCACACGCCGGACACCCCTAAAATGGGTGATGCAGATGGTTTATTTTACGCAGAGTCACAGGCTACCCCAGAAGAGGCCCCTGAAGAAGAAGCTCAACCTCGTAAAAGAACGAACTATAAAAAGCGATATGATGATTTAAAGAAACATTATGATCAAAAACTTGCAGAGTTTAAACAGACGGAGCAAGAACTTCGTGCTGAAGCCATGCAAGCACAACCTGCTTATTCGCCTCCTAAGTCTGAAGAAGAGTTAGAGTCGTTTAGACAGGAGTATCCTGATTTGTATAATACGGTTGAGACTGTTGCACACATGCAAAGTCAGCGACAGGTAGCAGATCTTGAAGCACAACTACAGTCTATGCGGCAACGTGAGTCTGAAGTATTGCGTAGAGAAGCTGAGTCTACACTGAAGCAACGTCACCCTGATTTTGAAGATCTTAGAGGTGATGAGGACTTCCATGAATGGGCAAAGGAACAACCAGAACAAATACAAGATTGGATTTATAAAAATCCAGATAATGTAACTTTAGCATCTAAAGCTATAGATCTTTACAAGTTAGAAACTGGCAAGTCTCAAACAAAATCACAGCCCAGACAACAAAGGCAACAAGGAAGTGCAGCGGATATGGTATCAACAAAAACCACCTCTGTAGATTCTAAGCAGCCTAAAATCTGGACTGAACGGGAAATCGCTGCTATGTCCCTTGATCAGTTTGATAGATATGAAGATGAAATCAAACAAGCTATGATGGAGGGCAGAGTAGTAAAATAAATGTTTTACTAGGAGTATATTAACATGGCTTTTAACCAATCAGATCAATTTTTTGAACCAAGTACAGATACCAATGCTAACTTTGGTAACTCTGTATCAGGACAGAACAACTCGTTCTTCCTACCTAAAGTTTATTCCAAGCAGGTACTAAACTTTTTCCGTAAGTCTTCTGTAGTAGAAGCAATCACTAACACTGACTATGCTGGCGAAATCTCAGCTTTTGGTGATAGTGTACGAATCATCAAAGAGCCAGAGATTACTGTTTATCAGTATGAACGTGGCGCTGATGTAACTGCTACTAAACTTACTGACCAAGAACTAACCTTGGTTGTAGACATTGCTAACGCTTTCAAATTCATCGTTGATGATATTGAAACGAATATGTCTCACGTTAACTTCCGTGACGTAGCAACCTCTTCAGCAGCTTACGCATTGCGTGATGCTTTTGATGCAGGTGTTATTGCTGAGATGTTTGCTGGTGTATCGGCTTCTAGCCCTAACCACGTTCTTGGTTCTGACAACGCTACTGACCTTGCTGCTGGCACCTTTGACGGTACTGGTAACTTGGACATTGGTTTTGCTGGCAGTGAGCATGATCCTATTGATGTTCTTTCTCGTATGGCTCGTTTGCTTGATGAGCAAAACGTACCTGAAGAAGGTCGATGGTTCCTTGCTAATCCAGAGTTCTACGAAGTACTTGTTCAGAGTTCTTCTAAGCTCTTGTCAGTTGACTACAATGCAGGTCAAGGCTCAATCCGCAATGGATTGGTAAGCTCTGGCAAGCTTCGTGGATTTGATATGTACAAGTCAAACAACATTGCTGCAACGACTAACGCTGCTGGTAAAGTTTTGGCTGGTCATATGTCTTCTACGGCTACTGCACAGACTATCACCAACACTGAGGTTCTTCGTGACCCAGATAGCTTTGGTGACATTGTTCGTGGTCTGCACGTATATGGCGCACAGGTACTTCGTGGCGAAGCTCTTGTGTCTGCTTTCTACGGCATCGACTAGACCTTTTAGGATGGGGCTGCTTAGGTGGCCCCTTTCCTTTTATTGGAGATATTTAATTATGCCTCAGATTGGTTCAGAAGCAAAACCTGTAACTTTTAGAAAAACTATTGCTGGTAAAGGCAGTAGGTTTCGTAAAGGAATGAATCTTTCACAGTACAAAGATAACTATGATCGTATTTTTAATAAAGGTGAAGATACGACAGAGTATGCTACAGAATTTGAATCAGCTAGAGAAAAAAGTAAAACATTCTCTATGGAACAAGATTAATGAATAAAGTTCCAAAAAAGAAAGGCTACGTGCCTAATATGTATACAGGGAGAAGTATGATGATGTATGGTGGTATGGATCGTAAAAAAGCTGCTATGGGTTATTCAGCTATGGATGAAGAGATGGATAACAAAATGAAAAAACAAATGCGTAGCGGTATGATGGGTGGTGGACGTAAGATGTATGGGCATGGTGGTAAAGCTAAGTCCGACATTTATGCAATGGAAACTGCTTGTAACAGCATGGCTGGCTATAATAAGAGCCTACCTAAAGGACGATGAAAGTTTCAGCACCTAAAGGCTATCATTGGATGAAACAATCTAAAGGTGGTTATAAGTTAATGAAACACACAGGTAAATTTACACCTCACAAAGGTGCCTCTTTAACTGCTAATTTTGATATACAGAAGGTACATAAAAAATAATGGCTACTTATCTTTCATTGACTAACGAAATACTGCGAGAGATGAATGAAGTTGCGTTGACTTCTTCAACTTTTGGAAATGCTATTGGCGTACAGCAGCATGTTAAAGATGTAATTAACAGAGCATATTTTGACATAGTTAATGAAGAACCTCAGTGGCCTTTTTTAGCTACAGCAGAAAGCGGTGCTACTGATCCTATGTATGGAAATGTGTACATTGAAACTGTAGCAGGAACACGCTGGTACGAACTAAAACCAGCTAGTTCTTCACTAACAAGCGACTATGGCTACATTGATTGGGACAACTTTTATTTAACTACAGTGGGTGTGAGTGGAGAAGCTGCTCCATATGAAGCACGTAATCTTCGCTTTGTAACTACTGAAGAGTGGAAAGACTTTTATCGTCTAGGTGAAAACTTAGATGATGCTGACACTCAACAGTATGCTGTACCTCGTCGTATAATAAAAAGTCCTGATGGTCGTAAGTTTGGAGTAAGTCCTATTCCTGATAAAGTATATCGTGTATGGTATTTTGCTTTTAACTTACCTACAGCCTTAGATGCTTTTGGTGACGAAACAGTATTCCCAGATGTATACAAAACAGTATTACTAGCTAGGGCTAGATACTATGTGCATCAGTTTAAAGAAGACTCACAAGCAGCAGCATTTGCTCTTGAAGACTACAAACGTGGACTACGTTTAATGAAACTACACTTAATGGAACCTACTCCAGGCTACTTTAAAGATGATCGTGTGAGGTTTGTGTAGTGTCTCAACCTTGGGGATTTTCATGTAAAGGTGGCTTAAACGTCAACTTAAACCAGCTTGAGATGCTTTCTCAGCCGGGGTTTGCTACACGCCTAAGAAACTTTGAAGTAGACCCTGATGGCGGCTACAGGCGCGTAGATGGCTTTACAGACTTTGGAGATACTCAACCTAATAGTAGCGAAGGTATTCTTGGAATGACAGTTTACGCAGACGGTGTAATTGTTTGCTCAGGCACAGGAATATTTTTTAGTCAAGATGGTGAGACTACTTGGCTACAACTAAATAGAGCAAGCGTATCTGGCTCTGGAGATAATTACTCTACTTTTACAGGACGCTCAGTAGCTGCACGTACTTCTCAAGGACGATGCAGTTTTGCTTTATATGAAGGTACGTCAGATTATGGCGAGCTAGTTATTTGTGATGGTGTTAATGAACCGTTCTTATTTCAAATGACGGGTACAGATTCAGACATAACTAATCGTACATTCTTTGCAAAAGAGATAACAGTAAGCGGCACTACAGGCCCTGCTGTTGGTGTGATACATGATAAACATTTAGTAGTTGCTGGAGCATCTACGGCTAAAAATACTATATTCTATAGTAGCACTAATGATATTGATAGTTTTACTGGAAGCGGTGCAGGAAGCATTGTAATTGAAGATGCTGTAGTAGGACTAGCAAGCTTTCGTAGTGACTTAATTATTTTCTGTAGGAACAGTATTCACAAGCTTGTCAACATTAACGACTCTAGCAATGTAGCAGTTGTGCCTATTACAACAAACGTAGGCTGTGTGTCAGGCGGTAGTATTCAAGAAATAGGCGGTGACTTGTTATTTTTATCTCCTGATGGAGTACGAACAGTTGCAGGTACAGCAAGGATTGGTGACGTAGAGTTGGGATCTGTTAGTAGGCAAATACAAAGTATTATATCTGATATTGCTGCTGACAAAGACTACATTATCACTAGCGCAGTTCTTAGAAGTAAGTCACAGTATCGTTTATTTTATACTAAGTCTACTGAAAGCCCTACTATTGCTAGAGGCATCATAGGTACTTTAACACCTAATGGGTTTGCATGGTCAGAAACATTAGGTATTCAAGCACTAGGCTTTGTATCAGGTTTAGACAAAGATGGTATAGAAAAAGTTTATCACGGCGATAAAGATGGATATGTGTATAATCATCTTGATGGAAACTCTTTTCGTAGCGCAGGAGCAACAAGAGATATAGATGCTGTTTATCAAACACCAGACTTTGACTTTGGTGACGTAGGCACTAGAAAGACTCTTAAATACGCAAGAGTTTCTTTTAGTCCTGAAGGGGCAGTAGAACCTAGCTTCAGAGTTAGGTATGACTACGAAGATCCTGATGTGCCACAACCAGAACCTTTTGCAGTTAGTACTATTGCTCTTCCAGCAATATTTGGTACGGCTGCTTTTAATGCAGTTACATTTGGAGCAACTACTGATCCTATGGAAAGGATTACACTAGAAGGCTCTGGAAATACTTGCAGTTTTAGAATTACAAGTGAAGATCAAAAGTCAGCATACGCTGTAAATGGTCTTTATATAGATTACATGCCATCAGGTAGGAGATAATAAATGGCTCAGAATTATACTAGACAGAGTTCTATGGCTGATGGGGATACTATCACAGCGGCACTATTTAACAATGAATATAACCAATTAGTAAATGCTTTTGCATATTCATCATCTAGTGCATCTTCTACTGGTCACAGACATGACGGTACTGCTGGGCAAGGTGGTAACGTGCCTCAAATTGGTGATTTAGACTTTCTTAATAAAGTAGTAGTAGACGGAACTAATAATAGAGTAGGTTTTTTCGTAGAGGTATCTAGTAGTGCAGTTGAACAAATTCGTGTTCAAGATGGTGCTGTTGTACCAGTTACAGATAATGATATTGATCTGGGTACTAGCTCCTTAGAATTTAAAGATTTATTCCTTGATGGTACTGCTCATGTTGACACGCTTGATGTAGATGTTAATGCAACTATAGCTGGTACTTTAGGTGTTACAGGAGTTTTAACAGGTTCTTCTTTAGATATTTCAGGTGACATTGACATAGATGGAACATCTAACTTAGATGTTGTAGATATTGATGGTGCTGTGGACATGGCTACTACTCTTAATGTTGCAGGAGTAGCTACCGTAGGTGGTCTTACAATTGGCAGTGCAGTTATTACTGAAGCAGAGCTAGAGACTATAGATACCATAACAGCAGGGACTATAACTGCTTCTAAGG